GTAACGCTTGGGTATCCGGTGACGCTCGGGTATACGGTGACGCTTGGGTATCCGGTGACGCTCGGGTATACGGTGACGCTTGGGTATCCGGTGACGCTCGGGTTCAAAACTGCCGTGATTATTCTGCTACAAGCTGCTTCGGATCGGAAAATAGGACGACAACATTTTTCCGCACGAAAGACGGCGGAATCAGCGTGAGATGTGGATGTTTTTACGGAACACTGGCGGAATTCAGAGAAAAGGTAAAAGAACGGCACGGAGGCAGACGACTGGCAAAGGAATATTTGATGCTGGCAGATTTGATGGAGTTTAGATTGTCCAAGGATGAGTAGGAGGATAAGCAATGGATAGAAAGAAAATACATGAACTTTTAGACGTAGTCCTTGAAATTCAAGAACGTGGAGAAGGTAGGAATGGGTATCCGTACGTAAACATTGAATTTTCAAACTACGGGAGCAGAATACTTTTGTGCGCACAAGAAAACGGATTTGTCGCGAATGGAGATTACGATTTGTTTGACGGGATTACAACAGATAAGCAACTAGATGATGCAATCGTTTTGGCAAAAGTATTACTGGAAAAAGCAGCAGATATGGCGGGCAAATAATATGTACAAATATACAGAAGAACTGGAAGAAATAACAGATCAAGAAGCGGCTGAAAAAGACAGATATTTTAGGGTACGCAAAAGGCACTATCAGAATTATTGTGATTTTATGGAGGAAATAACAAATGGCAACATTATACGAGATTGACGAAGAGATTTTAAATTGCGTAGATCAGGAAACGGGAGAGATTATCGACCCAGAAAAGCTGGCACAGTTGCAGATGGATTTTGACAAAAAGGTAGAGGGAATTGCTCTCTGGATCAAAAACCTCTTATCTGATGCAGAAGCAATCAAGGCAGAGAAAAATAAACTGGCTGATCGCCAGCGGTCATGTGAGAACAAGGCGAGAAATCTAAAAGAATACCTGTCTGGCTACCTGTGTGGAGAGAAATTCAAAACAGCAAGAGTCAGCATCTCTTATCGGAAATCAGAGAGTGTAGAGGTGCAAGATGTTTCAAAACTGGACAAGGAATACTTGAAATTTGCTGATCCTGAGGTTGATAAAACAAAGGTGAAAAAGGCACTGAAAGATGGGGTTGAACTCTCTGGCGTTGCATTGGTACAGAACAATAATATTCAGATTCGGTAGGTGGTGGAATATGGAATTTAGGACATTAAAGGCAAACGAAATTTAATGTCGAATCGCAACGGTGAAGAGTAATGGGATATCGCTGTTACTATACAAAGACGCAAGGTGCGACATGAATATCTTGGATGAAACCGTCGGAAAGCTAAATTGAAAAAGAGAACACAGCAGAGATATAGCAAATCTGACGCAGGCACTTTTGAATATTGTGAGAATTATGAAGGAGGAATAAAAATGGCAACACCAGTATTAATTATTGGCAAATCAGGAAGTGGAAAATCTACCAGCATGAGAAACTGTCAGAATGATGACTTTAATCTTATCAGGGTTCTTAATAAGCCGCTACCATTTAAAGGGAAGGTGAATGGATGGTTTTCAGATGATTACCAGCAGATCATGAAATTGTTGATTGCATCAAAAGCGGATTCCATCGTGATTGATGATGCTGGATATCTAATAACAAATCATTTTATGAGGGGACACAGCTCAGCTGGAAAAGGAAATGGGGTATTCTCCCTGTACAACGACATTGGAGACTATTTCTGGAACTTAATCCAGTTTATTGTAACAAAAGTGCCAGAGAATAAAATCGTGTATATTATCATGCACGAAGAAAAAGATGAAGCAGGGGAAGTGAAGCCAAAAACCATCGGGAAACTACTCGATGAAAAAGTTTGCATCGAAGGAATGTTTACGATAGTACTTAGATGCATCGAGGAAGGCGGAAAGCATTTGTTTGTCACCCAAGCAAGCCAAGGAGCAGTAAGCAAATCTCCGATCGGAATGTTTGAGGATTTAACAATAGATAATGACCTGCTGTTGGTCGATAAGAAAATTAGAGAATACTACGGATTAGGAAAAGGAGAAGAAAACAATGCAGAAACCAAATAATTTTGACAACACACAGGTACAGGGAGAATTTACGCCGGTAGAGCTTGGAGGACATATCTTGATCATCAAGGAAGTTCTGGAAATGAAATCGAAGACAAATAAAGACATGATTAGGGTGTCTTTCGACTTCGCACAAAACGATAGCCAGCCTGGATATTTCGAAAAAGCATTTCGCGATGATATCAGACCGGATAAGAAATGGCCGGCAAATGGAACTACATATATTTTAACCGAGGATCAAAATGGCGACTGCAGTAAATCTTTCAAGACATTTATCACGTCCGTTGAGAAGTCGAATCCGGGGTTCACGGTGAACTGGGGCGATGGATTTGCGGAATGTTTTAAAAACAAGCTGGCTGGAGCAGTATTTGGCGTTGTAAATGATTATTACAATGGAAGGAACATTGCAAAGCATCAGCTCCGCTGGTTCAGAAGCGCAGAAGGAGTAAAAGACGCTGATATCCCTGCGGAAATCGAAACAAAGGCATACAAGGATAATAACGGAGCATCCGCAGCAGCGCCGCCGGTCGGACCTGATGGATTTATGAATATTCCGGATGGCATCGATGAAGAGTTACCGTTTAATTAGGAGTGAGACAGATGGATATACAGATTGACAGTAGGGAAAAAGCAAGGGCGATTCGGAAGATCGTGAAGACTTTTGATGATAATGGAGTTAAGCATTTTTCCAGCAAATTATTAGTTGGGGATTACATGTCTTTGGACAATCCCCGGCTCATAATCGACAGAAAGCAAAATCTCCAAGAGTTGTGCGGAAATGTCTGCCAGCAGCACGAAAGATTTAAAAGGGAGCTGCTTAAGGCTATGGATGCGGGAATACAGTTGATCATACTGATTGAGCACGGGAAGGATATCAAAAGCATCGAGGATGTGTATTTTTGGAAAAATCCAAGAAAACATGAAGTACGATGGCGCACTGCGAACGGAAAGAAGGAGAGGTATGTAGCATCTTCTAAAGCAGTCGATGGGAATCAGCTATACAAGTCCCTTTGCACGATTAGGGACCGGTATAACGTGAGGTTTGAATTCTGTGAGAAGAATGATACCGGAAAGAAAATTATTGAGTTATTGAGCAAAAGACATGAATAGAGAAGAGATTAAACATTCATACAGCATGAGGGAAATTGTGGAAAGATATGGGTTCCATGTAAATCGGGCGGGGTTCATCCACTGCCCGTTCCACAAGGGAGACAAGGGAGCATCATTGAAAATCTACCCAGACAGCTTCCATTGTTTCGGATGCGGAGCAAGCGGAGATATCTTTACATTCGTGCAGCTGATTGATCATGTTGATTTCAAAGAAGCGTTCCAGAGTCTTGGTGGAACTTATGAAAAGCCGACATTCCAGTCGAAATTGGCGATATATAGGAGCCGGAAGAAGGCAGAACAGAGAAAGCGAGAAGAGGAAAAGCTTCGGAGAAAAAGAGAGCTGAATAACGTTCTGATTGATGTGTACCGCAATTATATGAATAAATCGGAACCGTTCAGTGAGGTATGGTGCGATTGCTGCAATGCGTTGCAGTACCAGTTATATTTGCATGAAATATTAAACAGAGAAGAGGTGAGGAAATGAGGGAAATGAACGAATTCGATGCAGACAGCATATTGGATGATGAAGTTTTCATCGAATTATTTGAAATGGAAGATCCGATTCTCCGGTCAAAAACAAAAGTGCAGCTCATCAGAAGAGCGAAACAGCTGGGCGTCAAGTCAGATTTTGAAGAGATTTTGAAAGGATACAATCAGGCTGACCGAGAAATGAAGAGACAGGAACGGGAAAACAGAACTGTCTGCACAGTAGATAACTATACGAATTTCACAGGACCTCACGATCGTATGTATTGCGGCGCCTGGATTGCGGATGATCGCGGCGTGTTCGCACAGAATTCTGGAAGGGTTGATGAAGTGGCTTGCTACCACCCAATCCTACCAGTAGAGCGGCTACGAAACTTAGAGACCGGGGAAGAGCAAATAAAACTGTCGTACAGGCGAAATAACCAGTGGCACGATATTGTGGTCCCAAAAACGATGATCACATCGGCGAATAAGATCGTGGCGTTATCCGGAAGAGGGATTGCAGTCACATCAGAAAATGCAAAATTGCTGGTTAAGTATCTGGCGGATGTAGAAAACGGAAATGATGACTACATAGATGTGCAATATTCCACCAGTAAACTTGGGTGGATCAAGGATCAGTTTATCCCCTATGATACGGACATCATTTTTGATGGGGACAATCGATTTAAGCAGGCCTTTGAAAGTGTGTCGGAGCATGGCAGTTTCAATGTGTGGTTGAATCATATTCGAGAGCTGAGGGCGTCTGGAAGAATGGAAGTGAAATTTCTGTTAGCTGCATCATTCGCAAGTCTGTTGGTTCATATTCTGGGTGGACTCCCTTTCTTCGTGGATCTGTGGGGTGAAACTGAGGGTGGAAAGACAGTCTCTCTTATGGTTGCTACATCTGTGTGGGCGAATCCAGACGAAAGCAGATATATTGGAGACTTCAAAACAACGGACGTTGCACTGGAAGCGAAAGCGGATATGTTGAATCATCTTCCGATGTTTCTGGACGATACGAGTAAAACATCCGCAAGGATCAGGGATAATTTCGAGGGAATTGTTTATGATCTGTGTTCCGGAAAAGGAAAGAGCCGGTCAAACAAAGACCTCGGAATCAATCGAGAGAATCGGTGGCGGAATGTAATGATCTGTAATGGTGAGAGACCGCTCAGCAGCTATGTCAGTCAGGGCGGTGCGATTAACAGAATTCTGGAGGTTGAGTGTGGTGAAAAGATTTACCAGGATCCGCAGAAGACAGCGGAGACGGTAAAACGGAATTACGGGCACGCAGGTAGGAAATTTGTGGAGATCATCAAGGAAATGGGGGAAGATGAAATTCGTTCTATCCAGAAAGAGTTTCAGAAGGAATTATTTAACACGGATAAGATGCAGAAGCAGAGTATTTCACTTTCTATTGTTCTGACAGCCGATAAAATAGCCACAGATCTTATTTTTAAGGATGGGCAGTATATTTCAATGGACGAAGCGAAACAGGTGCTTATAGACCGAAATGAGCTGTCTGACAATGAGCGGTGCTACCAATATATCCTTGATAAAATTGCAATGAACAGCCAGAGATTTGATGTGTCTTCAAATTGTGAAAAATGGGGAATTATTGAGGATGGATACGCAGTAATTTACGGACAGGCATTTAAGGAAATCTGTGAATCTGGGAAATTCTCAAAAAAGTCCTTCTTGTCATGGGCTACAAAGAAAGGCGTTATCCAGCAGGACAGCAAGGGAAACCCAACAAAGCTGAAAAAGATAGACGGAAGAGCGGCGAGATGCGTGTTTTTGCAACTTGAATCGAAAGGAAATACGGATAATGATGGGTTTGAAAGCATCGATGAAACACAAGAAAAGCTACCTTTTAGTTAAGAGGAGGAAATACGATGTCAAAAGTTGTGAGGATTAGTGATGAAAACTATGATTTTATTGAATGCATGGCGTTCAGGAATGGAGTTCCGATAAATGCAATATTAAATGAGGTGCTGGAAAAATTCAAAAATTCGTCGCCGAATGATGTGATTTCAGTGGAATATCGGGGCAGAAAAGTTGTGATAAGGTAACAAGTAACAAAAGTAACAACAGGAAATCGCGCTATATATACGGAATAAAAATGTGAGAAATTCAAAAATATGAAGTCCTTATATAGGGTAAAAATCATTGTTACTTTTGTTACCAACCTCAAAAACCTGTCAACCATGCGGGTTTGATAGGGTAACAGACTTTTGTTACCGGAAGAAAAATTTTGTTGCTTTGTTACGAAGAGGGTAGTGTATGCACGAAAAAATAACAGATATCCAGAATTTGTTCTGGAAAGCGTATAAAAATTATAAAGGTACCGGCTCAATGAGTCAATACAATGCAGATGTCGATGGGATTATTGAGAAGTACAGGGATGATTATGCTATGTTGAATTTCTGCAAAAACTTGGCAATATCATGGGCGCCGGTTATTAACAAAATGAAAGAAGATGATTAAATGCAAGAAAGAAAAAGGGACCTATACGAGCCGTATTTGGACGAAATAAGGCAAATGCTTGAGGATGGGTGCGTAATTACCCATATACACAAGGAAATTGCGAAAAAGAGCGGAATTGACGCAAATGTTAAGACGATGAAGCGTTTTATGAGAGAAAAAGGCTTAATCCAGGAGTCTGAATGCGAAAAGACCGAAATCAATAAATTGATAAAAGATAAGTTCAAGGGAATCAGTGAATACATGGATTTCTACGAACGTTGGGTGCGGACTAGTTGTCGATTAAACAGAGCAATATCAAATCCGAATAGAGTGCTGATGCGGAGGTATTTACAGTAGGTTATAAAAAATAAGCGAAAAATAGAAAGGAGCCAGCCTCCGGCCGGGGCAAGGGTATACCGGGCTTCTGAGAAAAAATGAAATTTATAGATTTTTTTGCTGGAATAGGTGGATTTAGAAGAGGGCTTGAGCTTGCGGGACATGAGTGTGTTGGATTCTGTGAGTGGGATAAGTACGCAACTGCAAGCTATACATCCATGCATTTAATCACTGACAAACAAAGAGAATATTTAAACACTCTAACGCTCAAGCAAAGACAAAAGGAGATTTTAAAAAATGAATACAGAAACGGAGAATGGTACTCAGATGACATTAGAACAGTGGATGCCAGAAGCTTGCCCGAAGCAGACTGTTGGACATTCGGCGCACCATGCCAAGATTTCAGTGTTGCCGGAAAGAGAGCAGGACTGGACGGAGATAGATCAAGACTTGTACGAGAAATTTTTAGAATCTTGGAAGAACAAGAAGAAAAAGACAGACCTGAATGGATTATCTATGAGAATGTTAAGGGAATGCTTTCTAGCAACCGAGGACTCGACTATCTGTCAATCCTCTCTGAAATGGACAGGCTTGGGTACGACATCGAATGGCAGAATATCAACAGCAAATGGTTCGTGCCACAAAACAGGGAGCGCATTTATACTATCGGACGTCTTAGAAGATACGGTTCCAGAAAAGTACTTCCTGTCACGGGAACAGTTGGAGAAAATAGTGTTTCAATAATTGGTCATAGGGATGGATATAGAAGAAATACACAGTCTTTTTCTCCATACGGAATAACAGAAGCCCTCTCTACGGCACAAGGTGGAGGAAGAGGACATCATGTCGTAATTCCTGTTCTCACGCCAGTTAGAGCAGAGAAACGTCAGAACGGACGGAGATTCAAGGAAAATGGAGACGAAATGTTTACTATTACAGCGCAGGATAGACACGGAATAGCAATAGGAATTTTGAGAAAAGTAAGAACAGAATACGGCAAGAGCATAAGAAAAAAGTACGAATCGGGAGAAATAAAAATAAGTCGACATAAGTTTATTGCTTATGAAATAAGGGAAGATGGAATAAGTAACACAATTTCGACGGTAACAAAAGATAATATGATTACTGTCTTTGCAGGACTATCAAAAAAAGAAAACGGAATGTATATCGAAATGCCAGGAGGCTTCTATGCTTACTGCGTGTGGCATGAAAAATATCAATGTTACATAGCAATCAGAAAGCTGACTCCAAAAGAATGCTTTAGACTACAAGGGTGGACGGATGATTATTTTGAGAAGGCTAAGTTTGTAAATTCGGACAGTCAACTTTACAAACAGGCTGGAAATGGAGTTACGGTAAATGTTGTAAGAGCAATTGGAGATAAAATGACGATACGGAGGAATGGCTAATGACGAAAACAGAAGAAACATGGATGGACGGGATCACAACGGAAACGATGGAACATATCTGCGACAACCTGTGCAAGTATCCAGATCAGCTAAGTGAAATGGAACTGGAAGATAAATGCGCAGAGTGCAAGATGGGACGGTTTGTGTGCGATATATTGAACCAATATAACAATTGCGCAAAGCTGCTGGAGCAGATGCAGGAACTGAAAGAGCGAGATACGGCGAAGAAGCCGAAAAAATACGGAGTGACAGACAGCCAAGGTGTATTCCATCCATTTGTTGGAGTTGATGGAGTACCGTATGACTTATGTCCGAATTGTGATAGTAATTTATGTACAACTGGTATGTTTGGAAGAAGCAAAAAAAGAATGAAGTATTGTGAGAAGTGCGGCCAGAGATTAGATTGGAGTGAGTAACATGGAAGAATTAAAGAAATGCCCGTTTTGTGGCGGAGAAGCAATGCTGAAAATCAATTACGGATTTGATGAAAAGGTTATTTCGTCTTTTGTGTACTGCGAAGAATGCGGAGTCGCAACGCGAAGATGTACTTTAGAAACAACTGCTATAGGGAAATGGAACAGGAGGGTGAAATAGCTATGATGGGAAAATGTAAATTAACAAGTATATGCGGACACGATTATTGCTGCATAGAATGTCCGGACAACGATATTTGTAATATACAGTGTGCAGATAAGGACATGTATGAGTATTGTGCGGAGTGTCCGGAATATGAGGAGGTGGAGTGATGATTTTATTTTGCCCTGATTTAGTCGGAAAAGAAGAGGTAAAAGCAATGCTTATTGGGAATGGAGATTTTATCAGACCAGTGTTGCATCCGTGCATTAAAGAGAAATGCATAGCGTACAAGGATGGAAAGTGCCTGAAATACGACAATGAAGTGGAGGTAAAAGATGAATAGAGAAATCCTTTTTAAAGCAAAGAGAAAAGATTGGGAAGAGCTCCCAAAAGATCAGTGGTGGGTGGAAGGTGATTTGTTGCACATGAGGTATGGTGATATAGTTCTGATAAACAATTTCGAAGACCAATTATTTAGATGTGACGGTAATATGGTCTGCCAGTTCACAGGATTACATGACAATACAAAATGGAGAGATCTTACCGAAGCAGAAAAAGAATCATTTCTTTCCGATTGGAATTATAGAAAAGACAGAAAAAATAAGATTGAAGATTGGAGTGGTCGGAAGATTTGGGAGAATGATATTGTTGAATGTAATAAAAGAAAAGAAGAATGTGGATTATATAAAGTCATTTGGAGAAAAGAGTATGCTGATTTTGGGGTTGTGCCTATAAGCAATACATGCATAGGACAATATCCAATAGGGTTTAGCTACGGAAAGACATTACATGGGAGAGATTATAAATCGGTCGGAAACATTTTTGATAATCCAGAGTTGTTGGAGGTGGAATAATGAAAAAAGAGTGCATAAAATGCAAATATTATAAAAACTACTATAAATCAACAGAATGTTATTGTGAAAAAGGTTATTGCGTTATGGATAAGAAATATAGGAGACGGAGTAAATGAACGTACTAGAGAAGATTTTAGAAGAGATTGAAGAACGTGTGAACATGGTTAAAAACATTCCAGTCAATGAAGATGATGATTTTCTGGATGGTGAGGAATGTTATGAAGCCGGAAGAATACAAGGTCGATATGAAGAGCTAGTATGGTGCAGAAATATAATTCGTTCCCACATGGACGAAGTTCTGGATAATAATGACGGTTGGATCCCGGTGGGAGAGAGGCTGCCGGAGGATGGAAAAGAAGTTTTATGCACAGATGGGAAATACATCTATTTAGTAGAGTATGATGCGGACTTAGACGCAGCGTTCGGAGAAGCGGATGGAATTATAGCATGGCAGCCACTTCCAGAACCATACAAGGAGGAATAACATGGACATTTTAATCACAATCGCATTCCTGGCCATTTACTACATATTGGTGCTGGGAACCGTGATTACTTTAAAGACAGGATTGGAAGAGGATGTAAAACTAGAAGGTGCGGATTACCTGATGGCTGCGGGATTCCCGATACTGTTATTTGTGGTGTTTTTGGATTGGATTGTGCGAAAGATAGTGAGGTGATGCATGAATGACAAGAGATGCTATGAAGCGCAGAAAGGAGACGGCAGGAGTTATCCGGAAGATAGATGCGCATAATATGGCAACGAGAAAGCCCTGTGAGACAGCTTTAAAGCAACAGGAGCATAAAGCCTTTGCCTGTGACTTTAAAGGCGGCGAGAGGGCAAATAAGGACGCTGTGGACTACATAGCAGAAAAATGCAACATAAAAGAGCGGATCCCGGGAGGTGATTGAATTGGACAAGAACATAATCTATGAGTACATGGATGCAAAAGCTCTGGTAAAAGAAACAGAGGAAG